CCCCCGAGCACGAGGTTGTTACAGCGGGGTATTTACGTATAACTCTCCTGCATCCTATTGCGGAAGACGATACGTTTGTCGCGCCCTTTAAACTCAACTACGACATCGTAGATGGGGATCTCCCCCCAACTTGTAAGATTACTGTTCCTGGTGTGTATGAATTTAGAATCATGGACACCGCAGAGAATCGGATTTGGTCTTTCCAAATCTGCGTCATTTATGGCGTTGGTACCCCCATTTCTATCGCTCAGTTGTGGTTATTAGCCCGCTTAGAGAATGGAGAATGTGGTTGCCCAGATAACTGCGATTCTTTGGACGCGGCTAATTTGGGTTCGGATAGCGCACCCGATGGTTGGGTGCTTACATCTAACGGGGACGGCACTTCTGAGTGGCGCATCATATCTGGTGATGGATTTGGGGATATGCTCAAATCTGTCTACGACACAAACAATGACGGTATTGTAAATGAGGCTGATTACGCCGGTAATGCGGGTTTGTCACAGAACTCGTTACGATTGGGTGGGTTACTGGCTTCCGCATACCAACTAAAGCTCCCGGATGGGGTAAATGAGGGGGCAATTCTTACTTGGGACGACACTTTACAGAAGTGGACGCCTAATGAAAATTTCCTTGTTGGCCCCGGTGGTGATGTAACCTTCGGGGATATTATTATCAATGGGGGCATTTACACGAACCCCACCGTGGTTAATCAGGTTTATTATGAGATAGACGATGAAACGCACATTCTCGTCATCATTGAGGATGATGCAGAAGTCGTTCTACCTGATCCGGTCGCAGAAGACCGTAGAGTTATCAATATTAAGCGAACATCGCCTAATACGTATGATGTGCTAGTTACTGTAGACGGTGGTGGAGACATTGAGGGTTCTCCGTCCTATACGCTAAAGCATAAATATGACGCAATTACGTGTGTAGCAATAAACGGTGAATGGCATATCTACTAAGATTTTTGGAGGTTTGGGATGTCACATATTAGAGAGGTACCTGAGGCTTGGAAAAATTTTCTTTCATTAGAAGATACTCCAGCAGCCTATGTAAATGGGCAATTTTTGCGTGCGACTGCGGTTGGTGTAGAACTTACAGCCGATGTAGTTCAAAAAACTGGGTCAACAATGTCAGGGTTTCTTACCCTGTCTGCGGACCCCACGAATCCGCTACACGCGGCGACTAAGCAGTACGTTGATAGCGTTGCTACAGGATTGGACGTAAAAGAGTCAGTCCGAGTTGCAACAACAGAAAATACTTCGCCAGCAGCGCAGTCCCAAGAGACCGTACACACTGGGCCGAATGGCGTATTAGTTTCGTTTGCGAGTGCAGATGGTGCAGGGTCGGTTATTGGTACTTTACCTGTTAGCCCGAACTCTGTAACGTTTACGGCCACTATCGGGGCGTCTCCGTATACAGTCACGGATAATGGCAGTGGTGTGTTATCTGGATCTGGTCCTACTGGGGCCATTTCAGGTACCATCAACTATGCAACGGGTGCGTGGACTATTGATTTCGATGCGGCTGACCCTCCAGATGATACAACGGATATCGTTGTAGATTACTCGGTTCCTTCGTCAGCGATTACGCTTTCTGGGTTGCAAACCATTGATGGTGTCTCGCTTATTGCGGGGGATAGGGTTCTTGTTAAGGATCAAGGTACAGGTAGCCCCCATGCAGACAATGGCATTTATGTTGTTGCTTCTGGTGCATGGACTCGGGCCGAAGATGCCGATTCAGACGACGAATTCAACGCAGGGATGTTCACCTTCATCGAAGAGGGTACAGATAATGGCAATAGTGGTTGGGTCTGCACTACAGATAACCCAATTACTGTTGGTACCACTCCTACCGAGTTTGCTAAATTTTCTTCGGCTGGGGATTACGCAGCCGGTGAGGGTCTGACGCTTACGGGTGGGAATACCTTTAACGCCGACTGGGAAACCAACGTTGGTAACATTCAGGACGTAGGAACTGCCGCAGTAGGTACGTCTACGAAGATTGCTCGGGCTGACCACGTTCACGCTCACGGTACTCAAGGTGGTGGTACACAGCACTCTGAGGTTACAACCTCAGTTGCTGGTTTCATGTCGGCTACGGATAAAACCAAGCTTGACGGTATTGACGCTAATGCTGAAGTCAACCAAAATGCTTGGTCGATTGTCGATATCAATGCAGCGGAAACTGTTCTGAACTCTGACGCTAAAACGGATACCCTCTACTTGGTGGAGGCGAACGTAGTCAACATCGCTGGCAGTGGTACTGATACGGTCACTATAGGCCTTACAGCGGGTACTAACGGCCAGTTGGTCAAGACGGTGGGTGGTGTACCTACTTGGGCCTTTGCAGCGTTCCTAGAGCTTTCTGATACGCCTGCGACGTATGCTGCCGCTGGTGGGCATAAGGTCAGGGTAAATTCTGGGGCTACGGCTCTTGAATTCATTGACGACACGTTGTTGTCACTTGACGACACTCCGTCGTCATATGTGGGTTCGGCTGGTTATCGTTTGGTTGTGAACAGCACCCCAGATGCCGTAGAGTTCATTGCTGACACCTTCATTAACCTGTCAGATACCCCCGCAAGTTACACGGGTAATAGCTTGGATCTTGTCCGGGTGAATGTGGGTGAAACGGCACTTGAGTTTGTTTCTGCTGGTATCGTTCCAGCCACAGCTACTCTAGGTCAGACTCTGTATTGGAACGGTACTACCTGGACAGCAAACAGCTTGATTTTCAATGAGTTTGCTAGCCTTGAGGTTGGTATCAATACCGCGTCTCCACATTCTACCCTCCATGTAAATGGTTCGTTTGCGGTTAATCTGTCTACGTTTACTGCAACTGTGGATCTTGGGGCGGGTACAAATGGTGCTGCAAAGACCATTATCATGAACAACGCTGCTGCGGCTACAATTACGCTGCCTAGTGCGGTTGGTATTGAAGGTCGTGAGTATGACATTAAGAAAGTCAGTGCTACTGGTGGTGGTCGTACCGTGACGATTGATGGAGCGGGGTCAGAAACCATTGATGGTTCACTCACTTTCGCCCTTGTTTCACAGTATGAGGCGATTACCGTTATTTCTGACGGCGCGAATTGGTGGATCGTATAATCTGGGGGCTGTGTGGCTTACACCGATCAGATTCCTGATCTTGATTTTACAGACTTGCTTAACGTCCCCAGTGATTTCACTGGGGCGGGCAAGTATGTTGTAGTGGTTTCTGCGTCTGAAAGTGCTCTGGAGTTTGTCCAGTATGTTGCTGCGGGGCAGATTTTAGAGAAAGAACTTCTTCAGAGCACTCCGGCTGATAAGCAGATCCTAGTCTTTAATGCAACCAGCGATAAGTGGGAAGCAATTGATCACTCCCACACTGAATTTGTACAACGAATCGGGGATAGCATGTTGGGTTTTCTTACCCTTCATGCTGATCCCGTTAATGCCCTCCATGCAGCTACGAAACAGTATGTGGATGCTATCGAGAATGAGCAGGGAGACCAGAATCAGGCCACTAAAGAGCCTACTGGTTTTGAGCGCACAAATGAAGACACCGTATACACATGGTCGAATAGTACGCGGGTGTTTACAATCGCGCCTACGGGAGCTTCGTACACTATTTGGTTCTGGGGGACTAAGTTCGTAAAAACTGGGTTAGAGCAGGTTACCCTCCCTAATAGCCCAGGATTGCACTCGATTTACTTCGATGAAAATGGCGTGCTCCAAACCTCACAAGTTATTTCTCCTGAAGATCTTATCTCCGATTATGTTATCGTTGCGTATGTGTACTGGAGCGTACAAGATAACATGGCCCTATATGTGGGGGACGAGCGTCATGGCTTGATGCCTTGGCAGATGCACCTCCGCTATCACAGAGACCAGGGGTCGTCGTACATCTCTGGTATGAACTTAGGCAATATCACCGCAGATGGTAATGGTAACTTAAACGCCCATGCCCAATTTTCAATCACATCGGGCATTTTTGATGACGAGGATATTCGTCATTATGTACCGAATGTCGCCTTCCCAGCCACGGTTCCCGTCTTTTACTTGTCAGGTAGCCCAGGGTACTGGCGTCGGTTGTCTCAAACAGCTCCGGTGATCAATTATGGGGGTACCGGGCGTGTAGCAAAGATGGTGGTTACAGGGTCTACTTGGAGCTTGGCAGAAATTAAGAATAATGATTATTTCTTAGTTCATATTTTCTCGACTAATGACCCGAGCACGCCATATGTGACTATTGCCCCTACTACGTCCTATGACAACGTAGGAAAAGCTGAGTCGGCAGCAGAAGCCGATCTCCAGACAGCCATGTTGTTACCGGATTTTCCGGTTCAAGAGTTCATCCCCATGGTGTCGTTAATCTACCAGACTTCTTCTGCGGCGGCTAATACATTCAAAGCACGTATTGTAAGCGTACCCTCTACAGGTGATCCTTTCATTGACTGGCGGGGTAAGCCGCTGAATCCTCAAGCGACTATCAGTCACTATAGCCTTATTGACCGAGCGGAAGATGGTCAGCATCCAGCCTCAGCTATTTACACGGATGTGTCAGGGTTCAATGGCAACCTACAGGGCGTAGACAACGATGTTCAAGCTGCTCTAGACGCCCTCGATGACTTGATCATTACGCAAGCAGTTAGTGCTGCTACGAGTCTGGGTACGGGTGCGCCTATTCTCCACGGTAAGAACGCCAATACCCTTGAGTTCCATAACATCAAGAGTAATGACCCCAAGCTGGCAGTGTCGTTGGTATCGAATGATGTTATTTTAACCCCAGCTAATTTTATCTTCCATGCGTTCAACGCTGCGGGAGGTATCAGCCTTGTTAGCTCTGCGTGGGCAGACCTTACGTGGACAGACGAGGTACGTAAAGACGCTGGGTTTACCCATAGCACCAATTCTGCTGAGATCACATTTACGGTAGCTGGAGATTATCTGGTTACCGTGGATATCACGACCGAAGTTACGATAGATGATCGTACTTCCGGTGTCTTTCGTATGCTGAAGAATGGTGTAGAACTCCCTGGTACCCGGACAGCCACTTATCAGCGGCTAGCTGCGGACCCGTATGGGCAGGCAAGCATAACCCGCCTGATAACTGTCAGCTCAGGGGATACCATGAGAGTTCAAGGGTACTCTAACCGGTCGAGTGCGGGAGTTCGTACTCTTGCAGATGGATGTCGTATCTACATCGAGAAGAAATAGTTGACAGCGCCAATACCTTTGCGTATTATCACAATCAAGGAGAAGAACTAATGTCACACCCTAAGATCCGTCAACCGAAGAAGAAAGAACAGCCCACCGCTCGGTCCCTAGACGTGGACCCGGATATTTTGTCCAAGGAGTTTCAAACCTTGGATGCCCAGCTTGCTCAGATCAACCAGATTATCAATGGGGCAGTAGAGATTGCCAAGAAGCAGCAGGCTATCATCAATTCGGCCAAAGCCGAGGGGCAAGTTATCCTCGGAAAAATGGATATGTTGAGCCGGATTTTGACCGGAATGGGTATTGATCCGCGAGATTTAGCCACCCATGTACCTGCTCCAGAGGAAAATTCTGAAGAAAATCCCCCAATTTTTTCTGAGGAAATTCCTAAAAATACCCCTCAACCTGTTGAAAACATTGAAGATGCACGTATTAGGGCCATCAAACAGCGTTTGAACCGATAATCTCTCTTCGCTGCTTTATTAAGTGTTACGATATCTGAGGGCGTCAAAACCCTAATACGAAAATAGGAGGATATCATGAGCACGTTTGATTACACTTACGAAGAGCGGCAAAGAGATGTCAACAGAGGGCTGTACATCCCGTTCTATATCGAGACCCCGGTTGGGGATGCCGATATTGAGGTCGGGGCAGAAGCGGCTGACGTGATCGAGGTTACTATCCAGGTCGTAGATCCGGGTGGGGACCCCATCGAAGATGTTATGTCTTTGATGGTCACCGCTTGCAGTGACGCTGCGGGTACAACTCCGGTTGCTACCACAGGTGGGATCGCTGCCACTACCGGTGCGGTTATCGCAGAGCTTGTTGCTGACACCAGCTTTCAGTTTACTACTGATGAGCTTGGTAAGGCAGTTCTTGAGGTTACTGACACGAATGTAGCGGACATTTTCCTCGGGTTCACGCTTCCCGGTGGTAAGTACATTGTTAGTGATCCGTTAGAGTTCGCATAAGTTTATGTGACAGTCAAGTTATTATTTTGGGAGCAGCTTGCTGCTCCCTTCTTTATTGACTGGAATGTGAATTCTTATAGGAGACCTTTAAATGTCACGGGAGATCATACATCAATTAGAAGAACTCGAAATAAAGTTCAACGAGCATGATCGCTCAATTATTTGGGAGTCTACTGAGGGCAAACAGATAATTGCTTGGGCGTTGAAGAAGGTTCCGGCTGTAGCTGTTGCTGATTCTTTTCTACCTAAAGGTGTTGAATTTCCTATACATAAGCACGAAGAGGCTGAAGTACTCATTTGTTACGAGGGCAGGGCCGATTGCATCGTCCGGTGTGACGAAGCGGGCGAGGTAGTTATCCCTCTGGTTCCTGGGAGACACGTTAGTATTCTTCCTCGGGTACCCCATTGTATAAAAACGAAAGAAGATACGAGATTTATTGCTGTTACGGTTCCAGCATCAGAAGGATTCCCTGATGAGTAATGGATCTTTTAACGACGAGGATAGCATTCATAACGGAAAAGACCGAGAACTTTTCCGTGAATACCGGAGATTGATTTTGTCTGAAATCGAGAGATTGGGGCGCGACCAGGAAAAGTTTAGCGCCCGTGCTGAAAAGAAGATTGATGACCTGGAAAAAATCTTCGTGGGTAAGTTGGACGCTATGAAAGTAGAAATAGCCGACCTTAAGAGCGATTTTAAGGCCAGCGAGCGTGAGCGTAAGGTTCTTAGTAGTGTTTGGGGTTTGGTTGGTGGTGCCGTTCCAATCGTCATGTGGATGTTTTACCAGCTATTTCAAACTGGGTTAGGTTAATATGCCAATCAAAGATACTTTCGCGGCTTTTAAGAAAAAAGGGTTCAAATTTAACTTTTTGAAAATTCCTACAAGAGCCACTCCCCAGAAAATAGAACATAACATGCGGGAAGAAATGGATAGGGCTAGGGTTATTCGCGCTCTTACCAAAATGCAGGAATTCCTTGATAATACCCCCACTTTCCTACCTCTGGATCGGGAGCTTGAGATCCACACCTTAACCGTGGAAATTAGTGCCTTAATCGAACAGCTAAAAGCTTACAAGAAGTAGTGTTGACAGGCATCTTTAGCGATCCTATAGTCAGTTATAGGGAGCGCGAGTATGTCATCAGGTTGGTTTGCATCTTTGGGTTGGTGGAAGCAGGAAGAAGCTTACACCGCCTTTGATTTGTACCGCTCTGACCCGTCTGAAGCCAATTACGAAGACGCCGTAAATACCGCCCTCCCCATCATACGTGTTGTGTACTCCACCCAAAAATTTAAAGTTACTTATGGTGGCGACGAGGACGATCTTATTGCTCATGCGGCTTTAACAATAGCCAAAGCCATTCCAAAAATGATCAAGAAGCCTGCCCATAAACTAGATAACGACAAGAAATATATGAGGTATCTTTTCACGTGCGTTATTAACGCTTTTTACCGTGAATACGACATTCTCCATGGCAAACACAACAAACTTCAGCGAAAAATTAATGAGCACGCCGACATAGACACCCCCAACCCCGCCAACCAAAATTTCCGCCAAGTAGAAGCCGAAATGACACTGAAGTATCTACCTCAGCTTCTTTATGATATCGCCGTGGATATGGTCCGGTTTGAGGGGCAAGAACAACAGATATGCGTGTACATCCTCAACCAGCTTATTGATGGCCGTGAAGTGGCTAAATCGGTCCTACAACTCATAGGTTGTAAGGACCGTAGTTTTTTTATCAACTATTGTCAGAGTCTCCTGCTCCAGGCTTTTCTCTACCTGAGAAAGACGCGGAGTAGAGAAACCCTTGACCCTGCCGAGGTTTACGGTGGGGACGATGGGCCAGATTTTGACATATACGAGTACGAGACTCTTGGGTTCGCAGACGATTGGGATTCCTGGGAGGCAGAGTATGTATAGGCAGGGCACCCCGAGTGCAGCCTTTGTGGATATCGCACCCTCATCTTTTTGGCATTGGGCCGATTTTTATCGGGCAACATCATATACGTTAAGCAGGGAGCTAGTCTACAATGTGATCTCGTTCGGGGTGTCCTCTTTTTAATTATGAATGACACCACCTTAATCCCCGATATCTTTCTCACCCTCATGGCTCAGGCTGACAAAATTGAAGAGCTTGACGAAGAGACCATGAGCCAGTATTATGAACTTCTTAATGATGCCCCCAGTTTCATGCCGGAACTGGTAGCTATTGTGGGGCCAGAAGTGTTTGAGATTCTAGTCAAAAACTATGGTGGCCGGTCGATGCAGATTCCGACAGCCGATCAGATAATCAGTCTTGTGAGGAAAAATGGACAACCAGAAGAATAGGGCTAGCCTTGTACACCAGTTAGCTACAGAGTTATTGGATGCCGTCGCTACTGGAGAACAGGTTGATCCTGAGCTTCTGGTCCAAGCAGAGAAGTTCATCCAGGCTCACCAGCTTGTCGTTCAGCTACTGTACGTGGGTATGGTGGTTGACCGCATCTCTCAACTCCCCCACTACTTTGACGCCCTGGACGCTATCATCGAAGATGTGGACATACGTGATCTTGCAGAAGCCGATGCCGGGACTAAGCTCCGGGCAGTCGGTGCAATTAATGCCGCGATCAAGTCCAAGGTAGAGATCATCAATAACATGATGGCTTCCAAGGACGCCACCGGATTGCTTGTTGCCAACCTCAAAGAGACCTTCGGAGAAACTGTGAATCTCTTTGAGGAAGGTGGTGGTAAGGATCTGATGACCAAGATTCAGGAGATGACTCCTGAGAAGCGGCAAAGATTCTTGGGTGGGGTTATAAGCTCCCTTAAGACAGCAATGAAGGAGAGTGAAGATGAATGATGCTGAACTAATTGAGAGAAAGGCGAACAGACTTCGCCTAGTAGGTTTGGAGGGCACAAGGATAACGATTGAGAAGAACCAGAAGTATGGTGACGCAGTTCGTAAGACCCTGGGTGTCCTTCAGGAACTCTACCCAGATGGCATCCAGCCTAACCAGTACTCAGATCTCTTACTCTTGGTCCGTGTTCTTGACAAACTTATCCGTATCGCTAGCTATACCCCTGACCGTAGAGCAGCAGATGACGAAAGTCCCTGGGCTGACGTGAGGGGATATGGCATCCTTGGCGAAGAGAAAGACTTAGACCCTAAGGAAACAGGGTTAGAGCCTGGGGAGTATGAAATCTAATGTTACAAACCATCCTACTTACGAGTGCGGCCTTGTTGGTAATCAATATCGTTTTTTGGTTTATAGCCATTCGTGTTTTCAGCATGATTTACCAGGATAAGTTCGATATGGTCGTAAAGATCATCCATGAAGGTATGGCTGAGCGGGATGCCAAGCTACGAGTAATTCAGGCCATGTTGAGTAAGGCGTTTGTAACGGATACGAGGTTGTTTGACATCTTGATGGAAGAGAGCGAAGGTGGTTCGTCGCTGCCGGAGGAGACAGTTAATGAACGTGAAGAAGAGAATCAAGGATGAGCTAGACAAGCTCATAGTTATTGTAGCTACGGCTTACAATGAACTTATAACCGAGGATATCCCAGACAGAAGATTCGAAGAAACGGTTGACGTAGTTTCTAAAGCGAAGGATCAAGCCGAAGAAAACTTTGTCTCGTTAGCTAATGACATTGTAGTGGAGACTGTTCTCGCTACTGAAGAGGCGGCAAAGAAAAAGTCTGACCGCCTGAGTAAGCTTGTTCCAGGTATAACTATTCCCCAAGAAAGCCCCCCTGAGGTGGCGGAAATCCCCGTAGCCCCCATTAGGCCCGCTGCTAAATTGGAGGGGCCTGCTATGCCTCTCCCGCGTGATGTGAGTGGGAACTTGGAAGGTATGCCGCCGAACATGCACCAATTGGTGGAACAAGCGGAGGCTGTGGCTACCCAAAGCATGAGTGGTGGGGTTCTTGACGGCGGAATGGGAGTGGATATAGACCCCAACGTTAAGGTAAACCATGACCTGGGTATGACGGTAGCGGAAGAGAATCGTGCGAAGGCCGGTCTTCCTATAAAGATTAACCGGCCTACTATCCATGTGACTGGTAAACCCCTTAATATGAACCCCGTTCCGGCACCGACTGCTGCTTCGGCTACGCCGAAGGCAGCGACCCCCTATGAAGAAGCTCTAAAAAAGATAGGTCGCTTAGCTGCTGAACACTCTGATAGTGATAATGAGGAACTAGCAAAATTTGCTTTCAAAGTACTCACCGTTGTTGAGGTGACTCTTGGGGTAAATTTTACAGAAGCTCCGGGGGAGGCGGAAAATGTTTGAAGAGTACCCCACCTTTGGGGTTTTGGTCACACTTAAAGTCTATCTTATTGGAGGACATACGCTGGAAGTAACGGATGCTTTTCGGGCACGGAACGAACAAGAAGCTCGTAATATGGCGATAAATATCTTTATAACGGGCAATGGAATGATCATGTATGGGGTCGCAGCGATTGTTTTGGATGCTGTTGCTGCCATTGAAGTTGTAGGTACCACCTTTATTAATCTAGATGACCCGGCGAATGAGCACTGGTTACGAGCAATAGAAGTTTTTGAGAACTTTATGGAATCCCAAGATGTTGCACAAGAAGAAGACAGACCTGTCGCGGCTCTTACCGGATTTGGGCACGAGTGAGCTAACTGGAGCAGATGACGAACTTGTTGCAGAATTAATGGATCTCATTTCGGCAACGGGAAGTACTGATATCCTAGATGATATCTTCCTTTTAGATTACAATAGCACTCCGGTAACCCCCGAAGAGTTCCTGAACTCCCGATTTTATATGGGACCGTTCGTAGATGCCCTGTACCCCAAGTGGAAACAGGAGCTTTTGTATGTTTTGGACCCAGCTAATCAGATCAACGAGTGGGTGTTGTATGGGTCTATTGGTACTGGAAAGACCTCAGCAGCTTGCGTTGCTCAGTTCTACAAGCTCTACTGGCTTACGTGCATGAAATCCCCCCAGAAGGTGTTTGGCTTGGCCGAGCACTTTCCCGTGTATCTGGCCTTCTTCTCTGTTACGAAGGGTAAGGCCGAGGACGCGATCAGTAACAAGTTCGAGAGTCTACTGAACATGTCCCCTTATTTCCGTGAAGCCCTACAGAAGAACCCCCGTAGAGTCTTTCTCCAGGGTGCAGCCAACCTGTTTGGCTCAGGGTATAAGGAACACCCCAAGAAAGACGATCTATTTGAGCTTGTGCTCCCCCATAACCTTCACCTCCTATTCGGGTCTCAAACGCAGCACGCGCTATCTCTTGACGTTTTCTCAGCTACTTTGGATGAGATGAACTTCCGTGGTAAGAAGTCGATTAAAGAAGCCGATGATGAGAACAGTGCCCAAGCTCTGTACCATCAGGTGCGTACTCGTATTGAATCCCGTTTCCAAAACGCGGGGTACAACCCTGGGTTGGTTATCAACATTTCGTCCGCTCGGGCGTCTGACTCCTTCGTTGAGCAGCGGATTGAGGAAGTTCGTGCCCGTGGGCTTAAGAACGTTCATATCTCCGATTTTGCTCTGTGGGATGTAAAACCGGGAAGATATGGGGATAAGTTCTTCAAGGTATTCGTTGGGGCCGGGTTTAGGTCTTCTCGTATTCTGGAAGAAGAGGAAACAGTCAAGGACATGCTCATAGGTGAGAAGATCATTGATGTCCCAGAAACGTTCCGGGAATCTTTTGAGACCGGTTTGGATACGGCTATCCGAGATCTGGGTGGAGTGGCTACAGCCGCTATTAGTAAGCTGTTTAAACAACGCGAAGTTATACCGAAAGCGAACGGGAAATACACCAACCCGGTTCAGCCGGAGACTATTGAGATCGGGATGAAGAATGGTCTTGAGGTTTCGGATTTCTTTGATATTGACGAAATCAGTCGGTATGATAACGTTCAACGGCATTTGAACAACCATCCGAGAGCAGGCCGGTTTGTCCATGTTGACTTGGCGAGGAATGCAGACTGTGTGGGTATTACTTGCCTGTCTATCCCCTATTACTACAAGAAAACCCTACCTCATTACGACAACAATAAAGAGAAGGTCACGCTTCAGTTGCCTTTTGTTTTTGTGGACTTTTTCTGCCGGATCAAAGCACCAAAACTCGATGAGATCTCGTTTGAGAAAGTTCGACAATTTATTGTATGGTTACGGGATAATGCCGGGTATAACATTGTACGAGTGTCTTATGACTCCTGGCAGTCAGTCCATTCGATTCAGTTGTTGCAGGAGAATGGTTTTGAGGTAGAAACCATCTCGGTGGATAAAACGGATGAGCCGTATATGGATCTTTTGAACGCTTTTAATGAACATCGGATTATGAAGCCTCCGCATTCCTTTGTGGATGAGGAGCTTCGTAAATTGGATCACGACATCACTGCCGCTCGGGGAGCAGTGGATCACCCCCGGAATGGCTCTAAAGACGTTGCGGATTCTTTGGCTGGCGCGTACTACAACGCCCTGACATATATCCACAAAAATGGTTTCGGTGCAATCGGGGCACAACAGGTACAGGAAAATGTTCTTCCTGGTTTGTTTGCCCAGCACCCGAAAATGGCTAAAGCTGCCAAGCTTTCTAAAGAGCTTGGCTTCGATGAACCGGTTACGTTGGAATCCGGGTATGACGGTAGGTTCTATGGTAAATCCCGGATTGCCGTAAGATAAGATAAACCTTGCTTTATTAACATGATTGACGGAGGTCTACTATGAGCTTTTTTGAAGAGGTTGACAGACATATTGATAACATGTTGTCCGAGGGTGTTCTCCCGGATTCAGAAGAAATTATTGAAATGGAAGTTGGCCCGGTTATGCACGATGGACAGGTACCTGGACAACAGCTACCCCCGCAGCGCAGCGGCCCCGAAGGTGGCCCAATTTCTAAGCCTGCGGCTAATTTCCCCTGGATGGGAAACAACCGGGCAGCCGAGCTTTTCCGGGGCGCTTGCATGGGACGCGATTATACCGCTCCCCCATTCAGCAACCAGAATGTTGCTTATCCGCCCCCAATGTTCGGTGGTGCGTCCACTGGTGGTCTGGGAGAGGGCGACATCGACACTGAGAAGGTCGTAGATGCTGTTATTGCTGACTTGAAGGCACTTCAGGACTCTGACGAGTAAGGGGCCGTCAATGGCTTCCTCTTTGAAACGCCTCGCTAAGCAGAGCTTAGCCGGAGCTAAGAAGCGGGTTAGTCTACATCCTTTAACGCCAGAGCAAGCAACACAAGTTGTTTTTACGGTGTTGAACGCTTCTCCGGCTCCCCTACTTCGAGCGGCTCAGAACTCGAAGCAGGGGAAAGGTTTGCCCAGAAACGTAAACGCACATGTGTTTGCTCAAATCATTACCTCAGTTTTAAACGTAAGAAAAGGTAGCGTTTATGCTGCCATTATTACAGCTATAGATGTTGAGAATGCTTTTCATTCAGATAGATTTGCTGTTTCGATTACGAGACTTGGGGTTATGGACGAGATCGCTACGCAACTTATGTCTAATGGGTTCGGCCCTATTGCTGAACTGATTAGAAACAAGGCCCCGTTTTGGTGGGCTGAGATGTCAGCGATGGAGCTAAATACTGTCCGTGGAGAAATGAGTGGGGTTTTTACTAAGATCCTACATAAGTTCACAGAGGATCTTAACGAGGAAGAGATTGACTTGTTGATCGAAGCTTCTGTGATGGATCTCCCTTCTAATTTGTTACCCGGAAAGCTCCAACTTATGCACGGAGCAGCCCAGACGGTTATGGGGTCCAATCAGAGTCAGTACATGAGTGTCATGCGCCGGATTGTGACCAAGCCGAACATCACCCTGCTTAACCCAAATAGCAGCCTGGAAGCCACGTTTGAGACGTACCACCAGCACCTCATGACTGACGTGAGTGCGCTCCAGAAATTGCTCCCTCGGGCATCTTTCGGGGGTAAACGATTGAGTGCGTCCCAGCTACAGCGGATTTTTAGAGATACTCAGTTTACTCGTCGTTTGAAGCAGGCGTTCATGATGGCTTATCAACAGAGTACGCACTCTATCCAACTGGATAAGCTCTATAGGGGGCTTAAGCAGTTTAATGTAAACCATGAACTTGAGCGGGCGGCACGAATTCATGCTAAAGTATCATTGTCTGCTGAAGCCGTGTCCGCAATTACTAGTAGTATTGTCGGACTTTTCTCCGCCTTTGCAGGAGACACGCAAGGTCAATCATTGCCATTTATGGCTTCTATAATCAAGAGGGGATAAGTACATGGCCGAAGTTATAAACAAGCTACGCCAAGGGTTCATCCGGATGACCAAGCTGGATCAAGTGATTCGGCAACAGATGGCGTTGTCTTCCCAGATCGGTGGAATCCAAACACACTTCAGTGCCACTGACGACCTCGTTGGTGACTTGGCGGTTATTGAAGAAACGCTAAGTCAGTTTAATATGATCACTCGTATGCACCGTGAACGCCGGATGCGTTACCGGGATTATGAGGCGATGGATAACTATGGAGACGTTAGTGTTGCCCTGGATATCTATGCTGAGGAGGCTACGCAGAACGATTTGGTGAAAGATACGAATCTCTGGGTAACGGGTGACCCTAAAACTGTGCAGATTCTTGAAGACTTTTTTGAGAAACAACGGATTCGGACAATGGTTCATGGTTTTGCTCGGACCATTGCTAAGTACGGTGATCTGTTTATGTCCGTTAAGTATGATGTTAACGGCATTTCGAGCATCTTGTATCTTCCCCCGGACTACGTTGAACGTATTGGTCTCGGTGTGGATAAAGTCAAGTATTACAAGCTAGAGAATCAGCTTAAGCAGGTATCCCCCCGTAAAGATGGGATGCTCCTTCCGTGGGAGTGTGTTCACTTCCGGCTGCTGTCCTTCGGTTTCTCAACCATTTATGGGCGGGCAATTATTGAGGCAGCACGTAAACGTTGGCTTCATCTTAAACTTCTTGAAGACGCGGTGGCTATTTACCGTCTTAACCGTGCCGTTGAAAGACTAATTTTCTACATTGATGTGGGGTCCGCTTCTCCGTCAGAGTCCCTGCGTATCGTTAATCAGTACAAGAGGAAGTTCGGTAACAAGCGGTCGTATATTGATCCGAACTCAGGAACGTTCGAGCAGCAGTATGACCCAACCAACATGCTGGAGAATATTTTCTGGCCTGTTAACTCAGCTACGGAGCGATCTCGGATTGAGAAGCTAAACCCGCCACCGGAGCAGGGTCAGCTTCAGGATCTGGACCACTTTAACGAAAAGCTCTATGTTGCCTTGGGTATCCCCCGAGAGTTTCTTACTGGAGAAACTACAGGAAGCTGGAACAGCCGTGAATCGCTTGCTCTGCAAGACGTGCGGTTCTCGCGTAAACTCCATCGTCTCCAGCAAGCCACCCTAGAGGGCCTAGAAACGCTTTGTCGCTTCCACCTAGCCGTCGTGCTCGGTGATGCCGATCAAGCGCAGGCAGCCAACTTCCAGCTTCATCTAGCGGACATCTCAAAGGTAGCTCGTCAGCAGTATGACCAAGTTCTCTTGAATCGTGCTCAGTTGATGACTGTTTTGAATGATATGAGTCTTCAGATGAACCTGAATCGGGATGTGTGGTTGACTTGGGCGTTTGAGAACTACTTCCCAGATTTGCCTAAGGATCTTATCCCGCACGTTATCATTCCTGATGCAGCGTTGTCGGGGGCTAGCCAAGAGATTGCTCAGGCTAACCAGCCTCCTGCTCCAGCAGCACCCGCAGCCAAGGCTAAGCCCAAGAAGAAGAAAAAGGCTAACGAATCTGCCCGCGATCTTGTCATGCAAGATCTTGGAGATGACGTACCGGTAGACGTGCTCAAGGAATTATTGGAAGACTTTAGTCCTGCGGAGGATGCCTATTCACAAACCCTGGTGGACAAGCCTAAGATCAATCATTCATGGCTGGAGAAACTTGTTGAGACATACAGTGAGAAAAGGGAAGTCAATACTCTAACAGAGGAGAGCTAATGTCGGTCACTTTTCAGAAGTTAGCGACCAGAATACAAAAAAGTTATGAGAACGACCCCGAGGCCCCACAGATCACCCAGCCACAGTTGGTGGGTATCATGCACCGCGTATTTTTTCTGATAGGCGATGCACTAGCCTCGGGGGAAGATGTTTATCTAGAGAGTTTTGGCCGGTTTTATCCTGATTGTAAACCGCCTCGGAAGGTTAAATCCGGGCTTACGTCCGAAACTCATGTGACCAGTTACAAGGTGTTTGTCCGTTTTAACCCGTTCAAGCAGCTAAATAACCAAGTGGAGATCTATCTCAGAAAGCTTGGTTTAACTCTGGAAATGGATGAGGAGGATACCGATGCTGCCGCATATGAAGAAGAGTAATCAAGAGAAGCCGGAAGAGTTCATCTCTGTTGAAAACGAGATGGCAAAGATCCACGCTGAAACACACCCGTTTACACCCGCTAGGGATGTGCCTAATGTCGAACTAGACAAAGACACCAAAGATGGTAAAAAGGCAACTGACTGAAGCTAAGTCCATTGGTGGTCATACCGCGACAGAAAGCCCGTGGAAACATCATGCTATCGTTGCAACAATCCGTGCGGCTGCTACTCCCGGTAGACACCAAACCTTACTTGATGTAGGGCAAAGGGTAGTTTATCCCCGTTTTGCCCGGTTAGAGGCACAGTTTAGACGAGATCTTGATGATATTTTCAGCAATTTCTCTGCATACACCTCGCGCCGGGTGAAACGGATTTTTCGTGTTGCGTACACACAAGCATTCCAACTGGGTCAACTGGCGGCAAGCGGCAGCGGTTCGAACCGGCTCCCGGCACTTAAGCCGGAGGATAAGCGTTGGCTTGAAACATTTCTTCGTAAAGAGTTTGATCTTTGGAAGAAATTCATGGCTGATGTTGACGCCGGGAAAGGGAAGCTGGATTACAACAAGCGGAAAGAGATGTATGTTCAGGCACTAAAGTCTATGTACAACAGTTCTCGGGTAATTGCTACTCCCCCTATGACGCTGTACTATTGGGAGACTACTCCCTCAGAGCACTGCCCACATTGCTTGTATCTACAAACTAAAAGCCCTTTTATCAAGGCTAATTTACCCACGGTTCCAGCATCTGGGGATACAAAATGTCTGTCTAATTGTAACTGCCACTTGCGAATAGAGCACGCTACTATAGCCAAATACTTAAAAGTTAGTAAAAATGCTCCTTCTCGTGAAGAGCTTCTTCGAGGAATGCGAGCGTGGTCTAAGTAACTTGCGGTATTAATTATATGATAGGGGTGAGATATGGACTTGATCGAATATTTAGACGCTTTTGTCGAAGAAGCAGTTGCAGAGCTATACACGCCTGAAGAAGCTACTTTTCTTCTTTTGAATGAGAGCTTTAAGTTCACCCAACTCGGAGAACCTGTCCACCTACTCACTGAAATGAAGCGTATCCGCGTGAAGGTTGCTGGTGGTGGGTATATGACCAAACGTAAGATTGGTCGTAAAGATCCTCGTCGTTCGATGATCGCTAAACGTTCTGCCCGGAAAGGGAGAGCGAAGCGTATGGCCGCTATGCGTAACCCCCGGAGTAAGATGAAGCGCAGGCGGACTATGGCAGCCCGGTCTAGATTACTAGGTGCGAGCAAGCATAAGGCGTACAGAGGCTTTCACGGAGCCAAGCGGCACGCTGCCCCCCGCAGACAGGCCCACCCTCGCATTCGACGTGTTCGTAGGCGGTAATGATGATTAAGTATGATCGTACTAAGGGCGCATTTCTTCTGGAGAATTTTGGCGCAGGACGTGGGATAGAGGATGTCGGGCAACGTATCCCCGGCAGATGGCATGTTATCGAAAAGATGGATGCCCATAGCCTTTTTAAGCAGCAGTTTCCCTCTTTTAACACCCCCACTAAACTTGTCTTTGCTGCGCTGAGTCGAGCAGGGGTTCAGCCCAAGGTGTACCTCCGAGGTGTTCCGGATGCCGAGGGGAGCGTCGATCAGAGCATCCGTTACCCACGTAACCTAGACAGCTTTGCTACAGATATCAAAACTGTAACAATGGAAGGTCGCCCCCCGCATTCTTTCCGGGTTTTCATCAGCGGACCCCCAACGGAAACAATGGAAGCACTGGTCAAAAGTGCTCATACGCTTTGGCTAGAGCACTTGAAAAACCCTGATGTTACGACCCTTGAGAAGGTACAGCGAGTTCTGGATGCCTACGTCAAAAGCAAAGTTTCCCAGCAGGTAATCAATGATTGGATAGACATCGCCATTGAAACTGAGGGTGGAGCACGCCCAAACCCCCATGTCCACACTAAATTCAAGTATGAGCGTATTGCGTTTAACACCATTGGGCACAGGTATGGTTTGGCTTCCCAAGCCCCGGATAGCGCAAAGCAGTCCTGGTTACGCACCAAAGATAAGGCGTTAAAGACTGAAGTCGATAAGTTGGTTGAAGCCATTATGGGGCTTTACTACTATGAGATCTGGAAAGCTTTTCAAGAGTATGTTTTTGACAACACCGAGGGTGTTGTGCATACCATCGACAACCAGATAAAAACCGGGAAGGTACGCGAAGCTTACGATAAGACGAAGGGTAAGCCCGTCCCGACAACGGTTGCGATCCCCGAGAAGAAATACGATCCACGGGAACCCCATAAAAACCCCGTGTTGTACAAACACCAAGGGTATGTCACGAGTACCAACCCTAGAGGGCCGAAGTCCAAAGTTGTGGCCTCCATTCGCCAAGATACTGGCGATCTTGGGACTATGCTTGTTACAGCAGAACCAAAGGAACGAGTGTCACAGCGTAGTGACGGTTCGTATTTCCGTCCTCCTACTGCACCAAGACATGTTGGTAGTATGGTTCCGGAGAGCAGTGTTGGGTCCATTGTAGACACAGGCGATTACCACGCGATCTTTGGTATCTATTACGACAACCCATTGATTGTTCCTAAACTCAGTCATCAGATTTACTGGTATGGAAACCGAGATCACTTCTTCCGTGCAGTATTTGAGTATGCCATTATGACGGGGGATACTCCCGTCTTAGCCTACCGGATCTACCCCAAAAAGGGTGATCGGGCAAATCTTGGGATTACCCGAAGAGAACTTGAGCAAAATGGTGGTCCTGAGGGTCGCAGAGCGGTTGCGGCGATTGACAAGACAATCACCGCATTTCATCGTGAGATTAAACGTGGTCATCAGCTTTGGCACGCCAAAATCGCCAAATGGCTCGGGGTTGAGGTTGACCTTAGCCAAAATGACATCCCGCTTAATCCTCTTCGTGACATGCCCGAGGGGAAGAACATCGACCCAGAAGGCTGGACGAAGTACAGAACTTGGGTACGAAATAACTCACGATCAAAATTAGGCTTGAATTTCCAAGCTCAGTTGTCGAAGAAGTATATTGACCCTAATACTGGGAGGCAGAAAGCTTGGAAGTTTTCACGTCACATGGATGCTTCACGAGAAGGGTACAAGACTACGGTTCGGATGACTGGGGAACGCGATAAACACGGTAAGCCAGTTGAGCCTTGGGCAGTTTATCTGATCGAATATCTTTTAGCCCATAAAACTATTGGTATGGTCGGGGATACTTATATGGCTCCGATCAATGTTATTCGGGCAGATGACGATATCCCTCCACGTGGGACGACTAAGCGGTGGACTAAATCGGCGTATATGCAGCTACTACGAGAAAACTTTGGTCGCTTCCCTGTTTCAAAGGCAACGAATTGGAAGTTTCTCCGGGCAAGAACAAGCCATAAATTCCCTTTTTCTCGCTTGATTCGACACTCTGTTGTTCCCCCAGCGGATCTTCCCGAAGTCAACGAGAAGTTGAAACAGGGCGGTCTGCGGGGAATTACGAGAACAGAATTTGGCTACATTGTTGATGGGCTAGAGTGGGATGCTTATCAGATGGTAGTGGCTATGCCCCCATCTGTGGCCGAAAAAGAGTTCGGGCTACTCCACAGAAACTCCTACTCGCGTTTGGTCTTAGATGAGCCTAGAATCATTCGTCAGCACCGTCTGGGGAAACAGGGGCCTAGACGCTCTTTGAAAGAGTTTGGGTTCACCCCCTTCAAGGTTAAGAGCGAGTTTCTAACTAGTCCATTTTCAAAGGCGGACCAAACTTCTGTTGATCCGGCATCTATTATTGGGCGCAAAACAGTCCTTCCTCCAGGGTACTTTCACAGCAAGCTGGGGAGAACCTGGGTGCCTAAAGTTCACACACACCTAAACGATGCTGGGGAAGTCGCTCATCGGACGATTGTAGACTACGAGAAATTGAACGACCCAGAAGATCGAATGAAGATGTGGGAGACTTACGCTCGCAGAGTCGCGTTACAGGCGAAAGAAGTAGAGTACGACATTCGTAGTTACTTACGGGCATTGTCTTCGGTCGAGATGGCTGTAGGTAGCCGTCTTGGGGCAGATTTGGATGCCAACATCGACACGTATATCAAGTATGTGCGTAAGGAGCTTACTCCAACTGGGGGGCATTACACCATCCCGGTCGTAGTACAGAAACTCGGTTTGGCTAAGTACACCGCGCCTATTGGATCGGTGAATTTGCAGACTGCATGGTTGACTGTAAAAGCTCCTTCGGAATCAGTAGCTAAGTTCCTCATTCTGTACAGGTTGTTGCGGCGTTCGGTGTCGAATAAAGAAATGGGAAAAGCGATGAAGATACGCTCTAGAGGCGGATCTTATCGTATCTTCCCAGACAACAATGCTAGGCTGCTAGCACAGTGGGCAGCGTCGAATTTTGCTGTTGTTCGGAATGATGATCCTGGTGGAATCCGCCGAATTGGTCCTAGGATTAACCACGATCAGAAGGACTTAGAGCGCGGAGTTCCAGATGCCCAGCATCTCTTGGCCCGTTTGTTAAGGATTGACTAATGGGGTATATCACCGTCGAAAGACAGGTATTTTACCTTCGAGCTAAGTCATACTCTGGGGATAAGGCCCAAACCCATCTTTGGGTGGAGACCCGTAGAATCCCCTGGGGTAATGATACGACTGCCCGAAGTGTGTTGTACATGGACGACGATTTATTCGGCGGTGTAAGCACTAAGGTAAACGGTCAGTCTATTGACGCTCTGCGGCGGTTCTTCTTGGGTGAGGGGGCTAAATACCCTAAGCTCCTTATAGCCGATGTCAGCGCAAAAGACTTGATGAGCAAAACGGAGATCAGCCAGAAGTTCTTCGAGGGGTATAAGAAGCAATTAAAAGATGTGTCTAACGTTGGGGTCCCTGCCGAAAACCCGTTGGACGAGGACAGCTCGTATAAGTTAAAGATGGCTCAGTATCGTCTAGGCCGTTCTCCAGCAGGAACACGAGTTCTGACTCGTCCTGTACGGGGGGTAGAGAAGCACTACAAAGCTCATTACGGCAAACACTATTTCAATACTGTTTGGACTGTGTACGATCCTACGAAACCGGGGAAACAGAAGGTTCCTAAGGACCGAGCATTAAGATTGGCAAAATCCGTATTGAATACGAAATTTGCCAATGTGCTGTACCAGGGGCACCGTGGGCACCAAAAACTCATGGATAAGGATTCTGTGGTTGTTTTGGGTGTGGGGTTCATGCTCCGGTATTGGGACAAAATCCCTTCCCCAGATGTTGTACGGTTGCCTGATGTGGATCGTAGGGTGAGTATTTACACTCATAATGCGTTCAGGGGGCTGAAGAAAAAAGACCATGTTACTCGTGATCCGGGGCAAATTTGGTATGCTATAGGGAAGTATAAACTCCCGTTATTAAGTACTAGATTTAAGCCAAGTTCTAGGGGACGGGTAAAACGATATGCCACTCTACGTTCTGGGCATGGTATCGTCAGTATCCACCCAGAGGAAGAATATAAATTCACGCCTTTATTCACAGTTAAGGGCAAAAATATGGCAGATGCCCGAGAGAATGCAGAGGAAAAGATCGAGCATATGCGGAAGAATCCTGCGTTGAAGGAAAAAGCTCTTGATCTTGGTAATGCGTGGAACGCAGCTAACCGCAAAATGGTCTCGAAGAACGCCCTGAAGATGTTGCAGCGATCTATGAAGAATCAATAATGTACGAAAGTTTTTTTTGTTAGGGTTTATTACATGTGTTCGTATGAACTTGATAGGAGGATACGATGAATCGAGCAATTGACACGTTATTTTACCAGTGGGCGACTACCGATGACGACAAGAAGATCCCCACGATCATCGAAGATATTAGTGAAATGGATGACGCCGATAAAATCGACGTTCTACTGACCGAGTATGCCAGTTGTGTAGCAGAGTTGATCGAAGCCGAAGTTGTAAGTCGTGCGGTCATTGATGAGAAGATCCGCATGGCCCAAGAAGACCCCGAACTTGCTGAAGAGGATGGGGAACTTATTGCTGAAGCTATTATGGAATCTGAAGACGTACAGGAAATCCAGGAAGCGGTCGAGGCATCCAAAAATGCTCTTGATCTGCTCCATACCAGTATGGTCCGCGTATTCTCACGTGAGGTGTAATATGGGTAAGCCGCTTACAAGGTCATCACAGATTATAGATTCTGGGGCCGTTGCTAGAGCATTGGACGCCCTTTTACACGGCGGAGACGAGCCTGCGGATAGAGATACCAGAGCTAAAGGCTGGGATGAGGGAGTTGATAACATGGAACAGAAGAAAATGTGGTATGAAGAATTAGCGGATATCGACCGCATGATTTCGGAAGCGGAAGAGGTTCCGTTGACGGCACTTCCCACGGGGAGCCTTGTGACTCAAGTTGAGGAATCTGCTCAACGTCTGAGCACTTGGTACGCCGCAGCCGTTCCGGTTTTCCAAAAACGGATGCTGCATATCCACTATGATGAGCTTTCTGAAGTGGCGGGAGACTTGCGTAGTGGCAAGATCAACGCTGCCGAAGCTCAGGCACGATATCAGACCATTATGGCTGATGTGTCTGAAATTGAGGGCTTCTCGAAGTTTATGGAGGGCTAAGCCATGCCGACCCTCGCTTTTGATGGGTCGGTTATCTACTCTACAGCCGTAGACCGTAGAGAGGTAGTCTATATCGCCCCGTCGTATACGCTCAGCGTGTTGACGACCCGTGCTCAGACTTCGATTCTGAGCGGGGGAGTCCACACACCGGATTTTAGCGATTACCCTGGCGCTGTTTGCACGAACTTCATGTTCTCGCTTTCAGAGGGTAGTGTAACTGTAGCTATCACAGACGAGAGCGCAGGTACTACCGAGATGGTTATGACTCCTTCGGGGATGCTAATTCTTATGAATGTGCGTATCACAGGGGTTGTTATTACCGCTAGTGCTGACTCTGTATACGACATGATCGCAGGAGCTTAATTATGGCGGAACGGAATAACATCCCTGATCTCGGGCAGTTCTTTGGGGACGCGGGTGGCCCAGGTACCACTACTCCAAACACGATGGAGAATGGTAACAAGCCAACCTGTCCCTTTGCTGACCCTAAAATGGGGGAGTTTTGCACCCTAGACGGGGCTATGTGCCCGTTTGTAGGCTTCAACTACCGTAGATGTCGGAAGTATACCAATAACATGGCTAAGGGCAATATGCAGGCCCTGCCACCGAGCGCACCCAACTCCAGTGGAGGGGGTCCACCTCGGAATGAGGCAGAAGAACTCCTGGAGGCGCGGCGTAAAAGGGTGACCAAAGCGGTCACCAAAAAAAGGGGGCCTAAACCTAAAGAATCTAAAGTAGAACAGGTTAAGGCCAAAGATCTCAACATCGAGGGACTTACTCTCGCTGACCTCCCTCCTGAAGCACAAGAAGCCGCAGCTTGGATGGCCCACCTAGACCTTGCCGGTGGTGGGGACTATGCTCGTGTACCTGAGGAAACCAAGAAGGCTGCTGTTAAAAAGTTCCTGATAACCCGCCGAACTCCAGATAGCTCTTACTATGACCCCGACGACGAGAACTATGTTCTAAAACATGTTCATGGTGACTTGGTTGCTGCTGCTCTACACCTTGCACA